CGCTGGATTTTCCAACGCCATCAGTGGTGCCCGTTCTGCCTACGACAATTTCAAGATCGGTGGTGGAAGCGGGGCTCCCAGCTTTTCACTCGCCACACCAAACTTGGAAAGCGGCGATCAGGCTATCCTGAAGACACTGATTGGCCTCGAAGCTGGTCCGCAAGGTTATGGATCGCTTGGCAAGAGAACTCCAAGCGGCGACCGCGCCTATGGCATGTATCAAGTCATGGGCAACAACGTTGCTTCATGGACCCAGAAATGGGTCGGCCGTTCCATGACTCCCGATGAATTCTTGGGTGATCCGAGAGCACAAGACGCCGTGGCGCTCGGACAATTCAAGGAATACATGCAGCGATATGGAACAGTCGTAGACGCCATGGCCGCTTGGAAATCGGGTCAACCATATGCCGTGTCCAAAGGCTGGGGAGATCCCACTGCCGGAGACAACGTTCAGTCCTATGTTCAGAAAGGCATCGGGATCTACAATAGCCAACCGGGCGTGACCAAAGTGGATATTTCACTCTATAATCAGACCGGCACTGGCGTCGGCACGAGCGCCAGCACCACTGCCGTCCCTCAGGGAATTATCATCAATCAATTCTAGGTGAACTATGTCCGGTATGTCTGCAGGGTTGTCAGCTTTCAAACTAGCTTTTGAACTGTCGCCCATCATTCTTACTGGAGGTGTCGTCGGCAGCTTTCCGGGAGCGGCCATCCCGATCATGGCCGTCACCGAAGCTGCCAACTTCCCTTTCAGCATGCTCTCAGGTTCGCAAGGACTCAACCTCGATAGTTTCTTTGCGCACTATCAAGTGCTGCCTGGATCTACTCTGATCCAGCAAGATATTGGCCGCTATCCATTTGCCAATGCGACCATTGCTGCCAATGCCGTGATCGTCAATCCAAACCAAGTCTCGCTCATGATGATCTGCCCGATGCAGAACAAATTGGGTTGGACCGAGAAGCTGGCGATCATGACTGGCTTAAAGTTTCTATTCGACAAGCACAACATCATGGGCGGGACCTACACGATCTTGACTCCGTCCTATGTCTACACCAACTGCGTCATGCGGGGCTTCCATGACGCATCGAGCCAGTTGACCAAGCAAGTGCAGAATGCCTATCAGCTAGACTTCGAGAAGCCGTTGCTGACACAGGACGATGCGACCGCAATGTTGAATACGATCACCTCGGCTATCAAGTCTGGTGCCGGTGCGGTCACCGATGTCTTCGGGCTCGAAAACATGACGTCTCAGGTTTCCACCTTGCTGCCCGGTATCGTGCCTGCCACTGCAGGCCAAACCGCCGCGCAGACACTCGGGTCTGTCCCCGGCATTGCCGGACCGTGGGGGACTTAATGACTACTTACGTTCAATTCTCTCCGCAGCCGACACAGGCTTTTTCCTTCTCAGCGCTCCTAGACGGGCAAGGTATCACTTGTCAAGTACCATGGAGTTTGTTTGGAAATCGCTGGTACTTGACCATGACCGATGCCAACGGGTTTCTGTTTTGCACCAGAGCCCTTGCCGCTTCAGCTGATCCGATCCCGATCAAGAACATCGAATGGCACCAGGACAATGGTATTTTGGTCGAGACCATCGCCCCGCATCTGTTCGACTATATGCAGACCTGCTACTTGACTCTCAGTGGTGCCACGCCTGCAACGTTGAACGGTTTGTGGTCGTGTTTCATTCTCAGCCCGACCACTTTCATATTTCAGTATCCGACCGATCCCGGAGCAATCACCAGTTTTGGGCAGGTTAGCTCCGACATCAATCTGGCGGCCGGATACTTCAGTGTCTCTACTCTCGTGTTTCGCCAGAGCACTCAGCTCTTCGAGATTGGACCATGAGATATTATGACATCCGAATTACCGATAAGAACGGGAAGCTAGTCGTTCCCAAACCTTTCCAAGGACTTAACGGACAGGTGACCAACGGCACTGGTGGTGGGACTCTCGATACAGGTTCCACCTACACCAACTTCGTTGGAGGTCAAATCCTTGCTGGTGGACTTGATATTGGATTGCAAATCCGGCAGTACACCTACGGAAATGCAGCGGGCGCAAAGGACGGCAGCCTTGTCACTATCTACGGTGTTTCACTTGCTGAAGTCGGCCAAGCGGTCAATCTCAACGATATGAACATCACCGTCAAGGCGGGCATGCAGAAGGGCCTGCCGCTTGCCAAGCCCCAGCAAGCCGGTGTGTTGACTGCGGGTAAGATCTTTCAGTCCATTGGTAATTGGGAGAACATCGACAAGACAATCACCTTCCTGTTTTATGATAGTCCGAAAATCGCCAACTTCCAATTCGTCTGGCGCAAAGGTTCGCCATTGAAGGATGCGATCCAGACCACGTTGGCGGCCGCAATGCCAGACGCCAAGATCAATATCTTCATTAGCCCTGACTTGGTTGCGCTCAAAGATGAAGGAGCTACTTACGCCAACTTTGCGGAGTTTGCGCAAGCTATCAAAGAGCGAACCAAGAGTTCACAATTCAACGGCATCGCAACCTTGACCGGGAATAAATACGCTGGCGTGCAGATGTCCATCCAGCAGCCGACGCAACTTCACGGTTCAAGCGGAGGTGTGCAATTTCCTCAACCCGGTGGTTCGGTTTCGGGAACACCGTCCTTTGCTGGGAAGGCAGTGCTGGTCCAGGATATGACTCAGCCCTATCAGGAGTCTCGACTGCCCAACAGCCCGCTGCTGTTGAATTTCGAGGACTTCGTCGGTCAGCCTAGCTGGATCGAACCTGCAGTCATACGTTTCAAGATGGTCATGCGAGGCGATATCCGAGTAGGCGATTTTGTGAAACTGCCGCAGACTCCGTTCGGCAATAATTTCATCACTCTGCCGGGCCAGTCTGCCTACACCGGCGCTCCAAGTCGGAATCAACTTGCATTCCAATCGTCGTATTTCATCCGACGAGTGGATCACTACGGCCGCTTACGCCAGCCCGATGCGAGCGCATGGGTGTCTGTCTTCGAAGGAGTATTCACCAAAATCAATCTCAGTACTTCTGGACTTTCTGGCGGTGGAGGCACCGCGCCATAGAAGGAGTAGAACATGGCACGTTACGCCAATGAAGATCTTGCGCAAATCTATCCACTTCCAAAGTCGATGGATGCGCACTTCGAGGGAAAGTATCAAGACAAATACTGGCTCAGGCCAAAAGCATTCCCTGCCAGCATTGTCTCGATTGATGCGACAGGGACTATCGCGAATGTGAAGTTCGAGGTCATCGAACCCGGCACCGACGATGGGACGAAGGACCTACACCCTCTGTGGCCCTTGCAGTTTCCTCAGATGGAAATGCCGGTCGCTACTGACCTCTACGGTATCCCGCCGTTAAAGGCTGGTGACAAGGGATATTGTGTCCCAGCTGACGTAGACCTTGGGGCTGTCTCGGGTTACTACGACAATTCAGCCACGTTGACCCAGCCTTTGAATCTATCGTCGCTGGTTTTCCATCCAATCGGCAACGTCAAAGCTACTGAGCGAACTTTCCAAGACAAGTATTTCATCAGTGGACCGACGGGTGCTCATATCAAGGATCTGAGCGGTTTTGCTGATGTAATCATTGGCCCGGTGCCCGATGGTCCGAAGAATACTGTGCAGATCCTGAATCTGATACCGGCATCCAGCGATGCTGACGCCCGGCAGAAAGGTGTGCCTCTTGGTGGACTCTACCACAACAACGGCGTTGTCCGTTATCAATTCACGGTGCCCTGATGAGAGTCTATGGCCGTGTCCCAGTCGATCAGCGGAACCCCAAGGGTCCGTTGAAGTGGGTGGTTGTCCAAACGACCACGCAAGGTTTCGATGACGACGTCTACATCTGTGCGTTAGCACAGACATTGAAATTGAACACCAACGAGTCACCTTTCTGGGGGAACTATGGGCTGCCTGCCCATCAGTCTATCATGCAACAGGTGATGCCTGACTATTACATCTTGCAAGCGCAACGGTTCTATTCGAGCTTCTTTGCCAGCCTCATAGTCTACAAAGAGCCGAAGATTCCCGATCCGCTGTTGGATAATCTACAAAATGTGAATGTGCCCGCACCGGTCTATCGGTTTTCGGTCATCACAAATTTAGGGTTCAAGTACCCGCCTATCTTTGTTAGAGGAGCGCCACAATAATGGCTGATCTACCCACCATCGTCACGACGGCTGGTCTGCAGCCGCGAGACATCGAAGAAATCCGAAACTCGCTGCTGACCCAAGTAGCGTCTACCAATCCCGGATATACCGCCAATCTGCCGGGTATTCTCATCGAGGACATTTCCTCGACGGACACACTGGCTATTGCGCAATGTGATAGCGCCCGCGTCGAGACAGTAAATTCGCTGACTCCTCTCGGGGCCAATGCCTTTCTGCTCCTCGAGTTGGGACAGATGCTGGGAGTGCCGGTTGGATCCACCAGCTTTACTTCCGTCTTCGTGACTTTTCAGGGTCCAGCCGGGTTCGTCCTAGGTAAAGGTTTCATCGTCACCGATGGTTTGTTCCAATATGCTTTGAACGATGGCGGCATCATTGGTTCAGATGGATTCAGTCTGCCGCTTTTTGCTATCGCAACTCAAGGAGGAACATGGGCTGTCCCGGCTGGTAGCGTGAACAAGTTGGTGACGTCTATCCCTTCAGGCATCACTGTTACTGTGAACAATTTGCAGGGTGGAATCCCAGGATCGACCGCCGGGCTCACCGAGTCCGATTATCGCGGCCGCGTCATGCGAGCCAATCTTGCCGCGAGTCAAGGCATGGCCCGTTACTTGCGGACTCTTCTTGCCAATGTTCCCGGCGTGCAGACCCGGCTTATCCTGCCTCTGATGAATCCAGTCGTAGGGACGCAAGGCTGGGAGATGATTGTCGGTGGCGGCGATCCTTATCAAGTCGCCTATGCCATCTACACGGCGCTCTTCGACATTTCAACTATCGTCGGTTCGACGCTTGACATCTCAGGGATTACGCAAGCTCTCCCTGCTATGGTGTCTACGCGCTTGAATCACTTGTTGCCGGTGGGTCAAGCAATCCATATCGCCGACACCAATCCTTCTGCTTACGAAGGAGACTTCGTGGTTATGAACGTGCCGTCTGAGAAGACATTCACGCTCGGCAAGCCGTTCCCGCTCGACGCCATCACGGCGGCAAGCTGGGCGGCTACTGGCGGCGGGCAAGTCACGTTCACAACAACGACTGCACATGGAGTCACGGTCGGCTCTACGTTCGTGATTGCTGGTATGGTTCCGACGGGCTACAATGGATCCTTCACAGCAATCGCTGGGACGACCGGTTCTACGTTGAAAGCGGCGATGGTTTCCGATCCCGGTGCCGAGACAACGCTTGGGCAGCTCCAACCCGGCAATGCCTTATGGGATTCTACGGGCTTGGCGGCTTGGGTCTCTGGCGGTATCATCACACCGAATCCTCGAAACGTGCAAGTGTCTATCCAAGACAGCCCAGACACCTATTCGTTTCCGATCGTTATTCCGCCACAGCAATCGGTGACTATCGCAGTTACGTGGAGTACTATCTCTCCCAACTTTGTTGCTCCAGTTGCGATTGCTCAGGTAGTCCAACCGGCCATCGTAGACTATATCAATTCGATCATCGTCGGCCAGCCGATAAGCCTGATCGAGTTGGAGGAAGCTTTTGTCACAGCTGTTCAGCCATTGCTGATGGTCGAGTTGATCTCCAATCTGGATTTCGATATCTCGATCAACGGCGTGGCAACAGCTCCAACCGGACTGCTGGTCTTTGGAGATCCTGAAAGTTTCTTCTTTGCCCAGCTCTCTGACATAGTGGTGACCAAGGTATGACCGATCCACTATACTCACCATTTCCACCGGTCTATGCCGCTACTCAGCAAGCCAATACGCCGGTAGAAATCTCGAGCGGGTTCATGTCAGGGGGTGCCTTGATTCAAAACCCACAAGATCCTGCCGATCAGGGATTGGCTGTAGCTGAACCCTTGCGGGTGGACATGGTCGATCAACAGGGACGGTTAGCTGACAGCATTACGCTTCAGCCCGGCGGCATCTTTCGTGTGCCGTTGAATTTCAACGGTACAGTCTGGGCGACTTCGAGGACGGCTCAGCATCGCTATTCGGCAGTCATCATTTTCCCTTATGTCGGATACCAGCCCTTCCCGCCGCAACCGGGTCGCCCAGGATTCCCTCCTTGGACGCCTTCGACGTTCACTACCGCTGTGACTGTGCTGCGTTCATATCTCTATCAGCAATACAACGATGACGAGGACTTGCAAGTCTTCGTCATGGCCTACAACGCTCTGACGCAATCATACATCACATGGTTCGCCACTGTGATGCTCCCAGTCATTGCCAACAATCAGATGGTGAGCGGCAACTTGCTTGACTGGGTAGCGCATGGACTCTATGGCATGCTGCGGCCGCAGCTTGCCAGCGGCACGCGGAGAGACTTCGGTACGTTCAACACCGGCATGTTCAACGAAGTCGAATTCAACGAAGATGTCTTGCTTGGGCCTGACGATATCTTCGTTACAGACGACGAGACTTTCCGCCGCATCTTGATCTGGCATCTGTACAAAAGCGATGGCAAGTTGTTCAATGTCCGTTGGCTCAAGCGTCGCGTCCAGCGGTTCTTGACTGGCAACGGTGGAGGTGGCGGCCAGAGCGCAGCCGGTACGCCCAGCACGCCGGATATGTATCCGCCAGATCAGACCTACGAGATCTCAGTCACGTTCGGCCCCAATCACCAAATCAACATCAACCTACAAAGCACTCATCGTTCCATTCTTGACGGCGCTATGTTCAACGCCGGTATGTTCAATCAATTCGAGTTCAATGAATTGGGAACGGAAGCAGTCTATTCCCAGATAAGCCCATGGGCTCCGATCTTCAAGAGTGCTGTGGAGTCGGGCGCACTGGAGCTTCCATTCCAATACACCTTCGTCGTCAACATCAATTAGGATACTCCGATGGCAAACCTTTTCGTCTTTGCAAATCTGGCCCGTAGCTCTCTTGCGGGTGCGATGAATACAACTGACATTTCTCTGTCTGTGCAAGCGGGCGGAGGTGCGCAGTTCCCAAGTCCAACGACCGGTCAGCAATTCGCTATGACGCTGACGGACGCTGCGACTGGACTTCTCAAAGAGATCGTCTACTGCACGGCCAAGGTCGGCGACACCATGACCGTGGTGCGCGGACAGGAAGGCTATCCAGCACTCAATTGGGCACCGGGTGATCCGATCGCCAATCTGTGGACTGCCGGACAAGCGGCCGCCATGCTGCAGACTGGACAGTTTCAATCACAGAGTCCGAACTATGCTGTGGACGTGGGAACGACCAATGCCTATGTCGGATCCTACAGCCCGACGATCTCGGTGCCGGTTCCCGGCATGCCGCTTCGTTTGAAGATCGCCAACACCAATTCTGGTCCTTCGACTTTCGATCCAGGTTCGGGTCTGGCAAACATCGTCCTGGCTTCGGGCGCATCGCTCTCAGGCGGCGAACTGAAACAGAACTTTGTGTACGAGTTCATGTGGAACGGAGCAGCATATGAGCTCATGGCTCCAGTGTCCAGCTCTACTCCAGTTGGCGTCGTCCAAGCCTTTGCTGGTGGAACTGTACCGGCAGGCTATCTATTCTGCGGTGGACAGTCTCTTCTGCGTGCGAGCTATCCAGATCTGTTCGCTGCCATCGGTGTCGTCTATGGCGCAGTGGACGGTACGCATTTCAATCTACCAGACTTGCAGGGCCGGACCATTGCCGGTCTGGACAGCACTGGCACCAGACTCAATACGCCATATGTGACTCCCAACGGCAACACTCTGGGAGCTACTGGCGGGTCGCAATCTGAGACCACCACGCTCACTTCGAGCGGCAGCACTTCTGGTTCCCAGACAGTCACTGCTTCCGGCACCACGAGTGCTTCCAACCAGACCCGTACGTTTGACGGCGGCGGCAACACTGGCGTTCCCGAGACCCATCAGCACACTGTGACAGTCACCGGCACTACCTCTGGTGCTCTGGCGGTGGCCTCGACTGGAACAACCGCTACCGTGACCAACGTCCAGCCGACCATGGTCATGTACTGGATCATCAAGGCAACCGCGTAAGGAGCAAGTCATGGCAGGATCTCCCGTCACTCCCGTCGCCGCACTCGCGTCAACTGTCGCTACTGGAGGAAGTCCAGTCACGACGTTCCCCGCGAATATCGGAGGCGGCTTCGTGCAGAATCCACTAAGCACGGCCGATCAGAATCTGAGCCCGAGCGAGCCGCTCTACGTCGATCCAACCGGAGCCGATCCAGGCAGCAACCCGGGACAAGGTTGGGGAACGACTTTCGTTCTTCAACCCGGTCAAGTCTGGGCAGTAATCCCTTTCCAGTCTACTCCCACCAAAGTCAACGCCAAAACCAGTGGACATCAATTCAGCGCCGTCTACTGGTTCCCTGGAGCCTAGCTGGCTTCTCCTCCTCCTCTGCAGACTTTATGGGCCGAGTTCCTTGAATGGGACTCGGCCTCTTTTTCGTTTGTAGATCCTTTTCTTTTAAGCGGGCTTTACCTCCATAAAGCTGGTGCCTGCCATGGGCCGTTTAGGGCGATCCTTTGCGCAATAGGCCCCAAAACGGTTAGAAACCTACTATATGTTGTGGTCAGAAACCACAAAGATACGCTACTAATAGTAGGTTTTTGGCTTACCAGCGGCCCAAATCGACCGGCAAATGCTCCAAAAACACACATCGGGGGACTACCTATGTGGAACATGTAGTCCCCCCGGTCTGCTCTTAGCTCTTTCATCTAGAGTGGGGCCTCTATAAGAACAGTAGCTATGAAGATCACGCTACCGGCCAGCACCACTATGAACGCCGTATCCAGTAGCAGTATCCAGTTCATATCGCATCACCTCCTTCCTGAACGTTGAACTTTTGAACGCCGCGACATCCGCCTTTCGTGCGGGATAGGCGTGGCGTATTGTGGTCTTTCTGGCAGCACCGGCGGCTTCGCCTTCTTGCCGCTTCGCATGATTATCCTCTCGTATCGTTTCTGTTCTGCTTCGATCGCATCTCTCCATGCCCGGTAGGGCACGAAGACCCGAGCCGCGATCTGAAGTCTAGTCTTATAGTCGGCATCCGAGCAAGGTTCTCCAGCCCAACGCATCAAAATCCGAAGTGCCCTCTCTAACCGATAGGGCTTCTGTCGTGCTGGATTCCTGCTTATCCGGATTGCTTCGTCTAAGTCCATGTATGTTCTAAGTCCATACGCCATGACGTTCCCCGTCTATTGGTCCCTTAATGAACAACCTTTTCATCGGTTGACACTGCCCTTGACCCGCCTTCTATCATATAGATGACAGGCTCGCCTTCTTGCAGAATATCGCGGACCGTAACCCAGAACCCGCGATACTCACTATTTGTCTTCGCAATGCTTAAGAAGCCCTCGACCACCAGCAGAGTCTTCGTCAAGCAGATGCGTTCCTCGCCTATATAGATATGGTATCTATAATGACGATCAGTTTCGTCGTCCGTATACGACGTCATCCAAACCCCCGGTTTCTACAATCTCCTTGTCATCGCCACAGTCCTCGCGAAGATCCTTCAGAGTGAGAAGCACCTTGCGCGTCTCGTCTTGGCTCCAGCCGGGAAATGGTTCCCCTGCCTTGCTGTTCTTTCGCAGGGCATCATCCAACCACGTTCCAAGCCAAGCGCCCAGCAGTCGGCGGCGGTCGGCTCTTAGGTTTGTGATCCTTGCCTTCGGCATAACATCCTCAACTGGCTAATCTCCGCCCTACGCTACTTGGCTTCGACGCAGAACAGCCCGTTCCCTTGCAGGCCGCAATCTTTCATCTGCAGCGTCGCGATGTTCTGGCAACGCAAAGAGCTGGCGAATTTAGGGGACTCTCTGCAGTCCTGTACAGTTTCCCCGTTAACCGTGCGCGGACGCTCTTCGGATCCAACGCACCTCTGCTTACCGTCCTGGTTCCGGATGCAGTAATAGACTTCTGCCGGAACTCGAGTATAATCCGAACAGGACCGATAGTTGTTCGGACCCCAATCATTGCAGGTGAGTCTGCCGTACATGGGCAGAGGCTGCGGCGGCTGGATTGGCACCGGGATAATCACCGCTTCCGGTAACACGATAGTTGTATGATTGGAACCATAGTCGCTCCATCCATAGTACTGACGAACCGTGCTCTGAGCCTTGGCTCCCGGTGTCAGCAGATAGCCAACGCCTACCAAGATCGCCATGGCGATCAGCAATCGGCCAATCCCACGCTTTGGCGGATCCTGTACTGGCAGGAACACATTCGGGTTCTCTGGGATATAAACGGAGTCGATGACCTCGTACTCCCTTTCTCGAATATA